CGTCGGCAACCTTGCGGTTGTGGTCCTCGACCGCGCGGCGGGCGGCGCTCAGGTTCGCGATGCGCCGGTTGATCACGTAGTTCTCGCGAGCGGTGTCCTCGTCGGCCTCTTTCTTCTGCGCCGCCGCACGCGCCGCCGCCTCCTGGGCAAGAACCTTCTGCGAGTGCTCGAGGCCGCGCACGAGGTCGGCGTACTGACGCGCCGCCTCGGTCGACATGCGCCACGAGTGCGCGAGCTGCCCGAGCACCGGGACCAATGCGGGAATCTGCGGCGACTCGGCGTTCAGGCCCCGCACCGCCTGCACGAAGTACTGGGCGGCGACCGCATTGCCCTTGAGGGCGATCAGCATGTTGTTGAGGTCGGGCAACAGCGGCCCCACGACCTCACCGGCGAACTTGGTCAGCTCCTGCGACAGCTCGGCCTGGCGCTGCTTGAACTCGGCCGCGGCAGCGGCGTGTTCCTTGAGCTTCCCTGCGCCCTCCACGCCCGCCTTCGCGAAGTCCTCCATGGCTCGCACGCCGGTCAAGAAGACTTCCTTGGCGACCCACCCCGACGCCACGACCTTCAAGCCCTCAAAGATCTTCTTCCACGCGGCCGTGTTCGAGTCGAGGATCTTGCTGATCTTCTTCATGTCGCTCTCGACGCGAGCGACACCGCTGGCGACCTCGATCAGGAGCGAGCCGATCTTGACCGCCACACGTCACCTCTTCCCAAACACGCGCCGGATCTTGTCGGCCAACGCCTCTTGACTCAGCGGCGCCTCTTCAGCGGGGTGCGCCTTCAGCCGGTCGTACGCCATCCACTCCGTCAGTTCCGCGCTCCCCATCTGCGAAAGCATCTCCGCGACCGTCTTGTGGAGCCGCTCCGCGAGGCTGAACAGCCAGCGCCGCAGCGGCTCCCGCGTCAGTTTCCCTGCGCATCTTCCACCCCAGCCTCGCCCATGCCCGAGAGCTTGAACGCGGCCACGAACAGCGGGTCCAGCACGCGCGCCGGGAGCTTTCCGAGCGCGTCGAGGTCGGCGTCATCGAACACGACGAGGCCCGTGTCAGGGTCGATGACGCTGCGCGCGATGAGCGTCAACTTCCAGAGCCCATCGTTCTCTTTCTTGAGCATCGCCGTCTCGATGCTGGCGCGGGCGTGGCCGTCGAGCTCGCGCACGGTGACCGTGCCAAGCTCGGGCACCGTCACCGTGGCCCGCTTGAGGTTGCCGGCCAGCGCGAGGAACTTCTGCCGCAGCGCGGAGGCGTTCATCGGCTACCTCACGCGGTGAACGTCACGGCGCCGTCGATGGTGAGCGTGGCCTGGAACTTGAGGTGCCCGCCCTTCTCGGCCTCGGGGCCGCCTAGCTTGCTCACGATGGCGTTGAAACTGATGGTCTCGTTGCCCGTGTCCTGGAGCGTGATCACGACGGCGTGCGTGGCGCCGTTGACGGCGGCGCGCAGCGCGGCCTGGCCGGCGTTGGCGCTGTAGTAGTTCCCCGAGATGGTCACGTCGCCCGCGACCTTGAGGCCTGACGCGATGATCGTCTTCCAGGTGTCGGCCAGGCTGGTGATGTCGACAGCCTCCTGGCTGATCTCGGGCGCCTGGATGTTCGTCAGCTCGCCGATGGTCGTGCCGCCAATCGTGATCGTGGTGCCCTGGGCTTTCGTCGCGTTCGCCATGGGGTGCTCACTCCTCGTCGTTGGCGACCTGGAAATCCAGGCTCACCGTGTAAATCTCGGGGTCCGAATCGTAGCCGTCGACCTGCCCGTCGGGCAGGCTCTTGAACGTCGTAGCCGCGTCCATCGCGTCGAGGACCGCGTGCGCCAGGTTCTTCGCCGCAAGGTGCGTCGACGCCTGGCAGTCCACCTGCACGCGCACGAACTCGAGGTGCGACTCGCCCGCGAAGGACGAAACGCGGTCGGTGCTCACGCGGCGGTAGACCAGCTGCGGCAGCGCCGCGGCCTGCTTCGCGACGACGGGGTAGACACGCGCGCCGACGATCGCGGTGATCGCGGCCGTCGTCGTGAGCACGGTGTAGACGCGGGCTTCGGCGGGGGTGCGGCTCATGCCTGCGGCCCCAACTTCTCCATGGCGCTCGCGGCCTTCTTCACGAAGGCGTCGAGCGCGGCATCGATGCGCTCATCGAACGTCGGCCGCAGGTACGGCTTCGCGCGGGCGCCGGGGTGCGTGACCTTGCCGCGGAAGCCCTGGGGGAGTTTGAGCGCGGCGCGCTTCGCCATCGCGAGCAGCTTGCCCGCGTGCAGCATCACGCGCTTGGCGTTCGTGGTGGCGCGCCCTTTGGCGTTGGGCGTGATCGGGTAGTTCTTCGTCTCGCTGCCGAACTCGAGCAGGTGTGCGCGGCCGGCCATGCCGCGGCCCGTGCCGGCCGTGACGACGTAGGTGCACTGGCGCGGGTCGCCCTTGTCGCTGACGCGGATGACCTTGATGGATCGCGCCACGTGCGCCGACGTGCAGCGGGCGCGAGCCTCGCGAGCCAGGTACGCCGCTGCCTGCGCGCACGCGACATCGACGACGTCGCGCTGTATCTGCGCCGGAAGCTTCGCGAGCGCGTGCTTGACCTTCTCGATCCCCGTCACCTTCATCTCAAGCACGCGCCGGCACCTCCTCCACCGCGGTGATGACGAGTTCCTTGCGCCGCTCGCGGAAGTCAATGACGCTCTGGAACTGGAAGATCCGGCCGTCGTACGTGGCGCGCATCTTCACGGTCACGCCGTCGAGCCAGCGGCACCTGATGGTGTGCGACACCGTCGCCAGCAGTTGCTGCGCGATGAACCGCTCGTTCCCTGACACCGGCGCGAGCTCGCACCACACGGTGGCGAACGTCGACCACGTCGGTACGGCCTGGCCCAGCGTGGCCTCGGCCGTCTCGGTCGGGGTCTCGAACACCATCCGGTGGCGGAGCGCGCCGTTTCGCACTAGGAGCCGCTCCCCTCGCCGAGCACGATGATCGAGTACGTGACGCTTGCGGTCGTCGAGCACTTGACCTTGAGGTCGTCGGCGCTCGTCGCCGTGACGGCGTACCCGGTGGTGTCGGGCGCGATGAGCGTCAGGGTGCCGCCCGGGCGCACCAGGATGAAATCACTGGTGTCGGCGAAGATCCCCGTCACGGGGTGCGTGCCCACGCCCACGGCCACGGGCTGCGTGTTGCTGTCGCTCGCGCTCACGGCGATGAGCTTCACCGCGGTGAAGGTGAGGGTCTGCCCGAAGGCGTCCGTGAGCCCGCCGGCGAGGTCGAGGTCTTCGCCCGTGCCGTCGGTCGTGCGCGTGTCGGTCCACCCCACCTGGTACTGGTTAGCGCCCGTGCCGTCGGTCCACGACTCGGCCGAGCTCCACGACAGGGGGAACGACACCGTGCCGAGGTCGAGCGTCTTCGTGCTGTTGAACAGCACCTTCAGCGACGTGGTGCCGTCGGCAGCGAGGGCCGCCGTAGCGAGGGTCAGAGCCAGGAGCATGACGAGAGCGCGCATGGCGGTCCTCCTCAGACGGTGACGAGTCGTTCGGGGTCGAGGAGCCCCGCGCAAAACTCGCGCGGAAGCTCGGCGGCGATGGTGCCGGTGACGGTGTGTTCGCGGTGCTCGTACATCGTGGCGACGGCCTGGCGGCACCACTGCACGAGGCACGCGGGCACGAGAGCGGCCGACGTCCAGCCAGCGACGTAGCGCACGATCACAGCGTCGGGGCGGTCGTACGTCGACGGCCACGTCGTCCCGTTGGGCAGGTAGACGCGGCCGGTTTTGTTGCCGCAGTACGTCAGGTACTGCGTCGTGACGGCGAGCGTCTGGAGCGCGTTGTCGAGGTCGTAGTACGATACGCTCGTCACGCTCGCCACGGGCGGCATCGGCAGATCGATGGCCGTCGGGAACGCGGGGAGCTTGAGGTCCCACGTCGTCGTGAGCAGCGTGCGGCCGGCGAGCGTCTCGGCCTTCTGCCGCGCGGCATCGATGAGCGCCTCGACCAGCGCGTTGTCGGCGCTGTCGTTCACGCGGCAGAAGTTCACCGCGTCCGCCAGGGTCAGCGGGCGCAGCGTGGGGGCCGTGACGAGCTCGAGGATCACGCGCGGTGCCTCCGGTGCTTCTTCGTCGCGCGCTCGACCTCGGGCGGCGGCGGCGTGACGGCGACCTCGACGGCGGGGCTGGCGTCGACACGCTCGGCCAGCCCACGCTTGATGAGCTCGTGGGCGGCGTGGGGGCTGTGGTCGCACACCAGCCCCGCGTACGCGCCGCGGGTCAGGCGGATCTTCATGGCATCCCTACTTCCGATTGCCCCAGACGCGCACGTAGTCCACGAGCAGCGTGCCAACGCCGGTGCCGCTGGCCTTCTGCACGGCGATGTAGGGCTGGAGCATGCCGGTCGTCGTGGTCAGCCCCGTCATGACGCCCTCGCCGACCTGGACGCCGTCGACGAAGAACCGGGCGTAGCCGCTTGTGCCGCCGGTGACCTCAACGCGCAGCACGTACCAGCTCGAGGTCGAGAGCGTGATCCCCGTGGCGTTGTCGTCGTCGTTGGTGCTGTCGTCGTCGCTCTCCCACAACAGCGTGGTGGGCGCCGCGGCGAGCACGCGGAACCAGGCGTTCACGTCGACGGAGTCAGCCGTGGAGTTGTCCGCGCCCGCGAGCCCCACAAGGATCTCGGCGGCGTCGGTGCACGCGACGGTGTTGCGAACGCGGGCCTCCATGGTGCAGCCCACGTAGCCGTCGAAGCACTCCTGGTCGCCGAAGTACAGGACCGCGCGGGAGGCGTTGTCGTCGGTGTCCAGCACCATCGTCACCGAGTGCGCGTCGGCCGTGAGCACCAGGCCGGCGTTCAGTTGCGTCTCGACGGTGGCCCACAGC